CTTAACGCTATCCCAGTTAATTTCTTTTTTTGGATAAATACCGCAGATGATGTCCTCGTCTGATTCAAGCATAGCCATAATATCGCTAGGTCTAAACTTAATATCGCTATCAATAAACATCAAATGGGTGCAACCACTCTTTAAAAATCCATGAGTAAGCGCATTTCTTGCCCTGGTAATTAAACTCTCATTGAACATAAAGCTGTACTGAGCTTCAATTCCAGATCTCTGTAGCAGCATATTAAGTTCCATAATGGATTGCGTGTAATAGCCAGCGCACTGCCCGCCATACATAGGTGTTGCTACAAATAGTTTCTTAGTCATAAATATTCCCTAACATCGTGTAATAAAAGAGGATCAACAACACAGTTATCCCCATACCCAAAATTCTTTAATTGATGCACTGCAACAAACTCTGCTCTGGTGATTGCTCCCACCAGCTCTACTTGGTAATCATTAAGATACCTGGCAAATACTGCAAGATCTGCTTTGAAATGCGCTAAAGATCTAAACAGCAAATATCTTGCTCTGCTAGTCTTAACATCAATCTTGACACCTCGATACTCAAAGTCATAGCCTTGATCTTTACCTTGATGTAATTCCAGGTTTACTGGTGTGTTTATGATCTTGGCGACTGCCCATTCTCCTGCCATACCTTCTCTGGTAATGGCAAAGTCATCTCGCTTTTGATCTACCCGTTGCGTTTTTACTTGCCAATCTTGCTTGTATTTATGGCGTTCATGCGCTGCCCACGCTATTTCGTAGGTATCTAGTTCTGATAATCTAACAATCATGAGAACAAGAAATACCCAAAAATCGTAACAACCACTAAACACACATACAGCACCTCAGATAAATGGCGCTTGCGATAGCCCTCAGGATCAAGAAAAGCGGTCTGCAAAAGAATGGCATCTGAATCCATCTCTGGTCTGCAATCCTTTTGGTAAAACTTACCAATCTCTACTTTGCCGTTGTTATAAGGTATGTTCATTTCTCTTGTGCCTTTCTTAAATTAGGGGTTGACTGTGTAGACGGTAGCCAACCAATACCGTTAGCAATCGGGCGAGTTGTCCCACCCCCTAGCACTACACTTGCCTTGCTAATCATTTCTCTTGTGCCTTTTCAACCAATGCTTTTGACCAATCAATAGGTTCTCGCTCAACAATTTCCTCATGATGACAATGGGTGCATCTATAGATTGTGCAAGTATTACTTCCACCACAAGCACCCATGATTCCATCAAAGTCTTTATTGCAATTTTTACAAGTTATTTGGTGCATTTCTCTTGTGCCTTTTGTTTAATCATGCCAGCCGACCAAATTACTTTTGGTTGCTTGATATAACCTTCAGCAACGGCTTCTTTATAGGTCATTACAGTACGGCTGCCGTCTTTGTTATGAATAATAATCATTTCTCTTGTTCCTTTCCATCAATCCATTTCCAACCAAGCAATTCTTCTGTGTTTTTAATATGAGTTGGGTTTAATGGTGCATATACCGCAAATCTTGTTGACCAACCGCCTTCTACGGTAGGTGTAATCTGCCACCATCCAATAGGCTCAGGAGATTTCAAGATTGTGTATTGGCTCATATCTCGGTTGATTGTTAAATCGTTACCATTCATTTCTCTTGTGCCTTTCTTAGTATTGCTCTAGCAAATTCAATTAAATCTTCTTTTTCATATTCAATAAAAATATCGTATGGATTTTCTTTAAACCCAGTTAATAAAAGTATTTCCTCATCTGTTAGTGTCTTTGCTGGATGGGTGTAGAGTGGAATAAGGTCATCTACGGGAAAAAAGCTATTTTTATCAAAATAGTTACCTTTGCCATCTGTCCACGCTACTGGTTCATTTGCGTTCATTAAATACCCCCTTAAAGTGCCAGCTATCCAAGTAGTTGGCTGGCGCAACCCCTAACTACCTGGCTAATTCACGCCAGATTCCTCTTGGACTAGTGAAAATTCTTCCATCGTTTCAATCATGACTGTTAATCCTCCACCTTTTTTGATGTCACAACGCTTGATCTCAATAAAATCAATGTTGAAATCATCATCAAATACTCCTGCATCTTGCAAACTATCCTCAATAATCTTCAGTAAATTAGATATATCCCGTTTGCGTTTATCAGGAGGATAAGCCCATACAATCAGCGCAATCTTGGCATTATTGAACTTTGGTGTTCGATACTCAGCCACATACTCTTGCACTGCGGTTTTATAGGCTTTAGCTTTTGCGTTTGGAAAGCGCCTACCCCTAGCGTTAATGTAAAGATGATTTACGCTTGGAGGGTAGGGTAGGTTCAAAACAACCATTAACAGCCAGGCGGTCCGAAAGGTCCATCAATGTTGGTATCCCAACAACAGATTTCTCCATCGGAAGTCTTGCTGCATTTTTCGTATGCAAAAGCATTGCTGATTAGCACCAAGCTAAAAAGGCACATCAGAATCTTTGACACGATTGACCTCCTTCGGATAAGTACCACCATTATCAGGTTTCCAATTATCTTCTGACAAGCTGATTAAGCTGCCTTTAGGTGTTTGTTTTGTCCATCCAGCAATCTTCAGGGTTTGACCTGCTTTGTAATCTTCAGATAACAATAGCGTGCCTTTCCAATCAGGTGATTTGTCGTGTTTCTTTTCGTTTTGAAATAACACCCCTTTGCCCATCTGAGCAATATGTCCATTAGCCATTGTTGATTTCCTTTCTAATAGCTTGTAGTCGTGATAAGAATTTCGCTGTTGTATTGCCATCAAATGTTTTTGTATAGACTTCATTAACTTCCCTGAATTTTTTGATCTTCTCGAACTTCTCCTCAGCCGTCATCTTGCTTGATTCATGGATCTTAGCGTGCATCTCTGCAAACCCTTCGATCCAATCTGCTTGACAGATATAGCGTGCATAAGGTTCTTCAGTGCCTGGCACATACATCGGTATAGCCATGTCAGGGATGTCATCGGGAATAGCGCTAAGATCAACGATATTAGGCACTACTGATCCCATGTCTTTTACTTCTCTAGGCTTGGAGGTCGGGCTTTCAAAGTTTTCGACTTCATCGGGTGAGTAGAAGCCAGTAACAGATCCTGGGAAAACTGATCTAATCCCCTCTGAAATACAACGGCTTCGTAGCATCGCTCTGGGGAACTTTTGCCATCCGCTTCCAGGTTTGACAAGACCGATTTTGGTAGCTTGCTCAATGGTCCATGTAACCGCAAGGTCACCCCCGTTGGGATGTGAAAAAACTCCTGTAACTTTGTCATCTTTGTAATCCTTCCATTCGACTTTGCCACCTGCGTTTTGAAAGCGTGCCAGCATTGCATCTGCTTTGAGAGCTGGTCTGCCCTGAATAATATGAAAATCCCGTGCTGCTGTAGCGGGATGTAACCCTTCTGCTTGTGCTACTGCCATCAGTGCCAGCACAGAGTTTTTATCCTTCATGCCAAATAAACCACTAGCAGCGATTGCTGTAGCCATCTGCTCCATTTCTGAATATGCGACTAAATTACTCATGTTAATTTCTCCATAATAGTTAGGACTGTATCTATGACAGAACTGGCTGTCATCACCCATATTGCAAAATCAATATTATTCATTTGACTAAGAACCTCCGTGAACCTGGCTGCTCAATTACAAACTTGTCATAAATGTCAGGCATCGCTTGTCTGAATAGATCTGAACTAAAGCGCTTGCTGATCTTGCTAGACTTCCAAGTAACTAAGCTAGTGCCATCGACTGCTCTAATCTCCTCTGCTTGACCCATAAGATTACGGATCTGCACCTCTATATTTTCTTCAGCGCTCTCAAGATGTTTAATCTGATTCTTAATATCCCTAAGTTGAGCAACAGCCATTTCGACCTGCTGAGTAGCCACCAGCGCAGCACTATTGCTTTCGGGGTACATGATCTTGGTTTGCTCAATGGTTTCGGCTGGCGGGAGCGTTCCTGCTTGGCAAAACCCCCATACAGTAGCCATTTTCTTAATGAGATCATCTTTTTCAACATCCGTAATATTGAACTCAAAGGTGCAAAATTCCTGCCCTCCAAAAAGCACAGCCAGGACAATAGAGCTAACACCATGACAAGCAGCTTCGTGAACCAGTTGGGCGTAGTCAGCATCAGGAATCCGATTACTGTCAGTATCAAACTTCCCACGAACTCCAGCGTTGTAGTTTTTTGCTTCAACAAGCATAGAACCATCAGCACTGATGAAATCAAAATGACTACGAAACCATTGGTGCTTGGGATGAGTAATGCTGTAGTCTGCATCTTTTAACTCCTTCTTGAGCTTGTCCTGAGCTAGTCTGCCTATTAAGGGCTGCATGACATGACCCATTCTCACCGCTTCAATATGCGATAAATCAGGGATCTCCTTCTTGCCCTGCTTTTCTAATATGACATCGACCATCTTGCCATTAGCGACCTTACGACTGTCACCCGACCAGATAGCACTGTTACGCAC